TTTATCTAAACCATTTTCAATTGTTTTAATATCGCTCTTTAATCTTTCATCTGAAAAAGCAACAACATCATTATTAAAAGTTGCTTTACCTGCATCGGACATATCTAAAGTTAACGCTGTTATAGCTGCTCCACCATCATCACCTTTAAATATAATGTCTTTGTCTTGAACGCTTGATGTAATTACTGCGTCACTTGAACTATTACTAATATCAAGAATTGAAGTTCCGCCAGATTTAAAAGTTAAGTTATTTCCACCTGCATCAAGATTAATATCAGCCGCCGCATCTACCGTTAGATTATTGGCAGATATTGTCAAATCAGTGCCATCACCTTCAATTTTTTCTGAAGCACCACCAAATACTATTCCAACATCATTTGGAATATGTACATCTGATGTCGCCGTCAAGTTAATCTTAGCGCCGGACGTAATTGTTAAATCCGTGTTATCACCTTCAATCTTTTCACCCGTGCCAAACGTAATTCCAACGTCCGCTGGAATGACAACGTCTGATGTTGCCGTTAAGTTGATCTTGGCACCTGAAGCAATTGTTAAATCTGTTCCATCAGAAGAAATATTTTCACCACCTGCCGCATCATATAAATATAATTTTGCTGCACCTCCTAAGACTAAATCATCTGTTGATGCGTCCCATAACATAAAAGCACTGGCCGTATCACCAAAAAATTTTACATCATGTCCTGCGTCATCGACACCAACTGTTAGTGTTCCAATTTGAACAACGCCATCTGCTGATTCATCCCACAGCCAATAGCTACCGGACGTAGCGCCAAAGTACTTGACATCATGTCCTGTGTCGTTGACACCAACGGTTATTGTACCAATGCAGGTTAACGCAGAGCCCGTGAACGTTAAATTAGCCTCCGCATCCAGTTCCGTAGTTGTAGAACCTACAGTAACTAATTCACTTTGCGTTGCATTGTTAAGTGCCGTTACAGCTCCACTTACAGCTTCAAAAACTATTTCCTGTCCTGCACCGGCTGATGTAAGAACCTGTCCATCGGTTCCTAAGCCACCAACAAGTCCTGATCCTCTTATATTAAGGCGGCTACCTACAATTCCACTCATAAATTTCCTCCTATAGTGTCTGTTCTAAATAGCTGACTACAACATCAACATCCGCTGATGAAGCAGTTATAAAACCTAGCATATCTGTGCCCTCTAACACTATTCTGTCATTGTGCACGAAAGTCGCATTTGCCGCTAATGCCTGTGTTTTATAAATATAATGGTCTGTACCACCATCATTATCATCAACATATAGGTCAAATGTTTCCGCATTACCTGCCGTTTCACAAATTGAAATTGATAGAACCGTGTAAGTTTTTCCACTCGCACCATCTATCAGTTTAACTTCTGAATTTGAACAGGTAGGTTTTAATGCTACTTTTAATACTTCACTTGCCATATTTCCTCCTTAAAATCCTAGTACCATTGCTTTTCCTGTACTTGAAAAAGTATGGTTCATACTAGAATCCAAGTTTACAGTATTTCCGGAAATGGTTAAGTCAGAGCCATCCCCTTCAATTTTTTCTTCGTCATTACCGAATGTCATTCCTACGTTTGCTGGAACATTAATATCGGTTGTAGCCGTTAAGTTAATATCATTTCCAGAATTAAATGTAAAGTCTGTTCCATCGGATTCGATTTTTTCAGCCGAATCTGTAAAATGAAGCCCTACATTTGTGGGAATTACAATATCAGTTGTCGCTGTTAAATTCAATAAATTACCTGATGCTATAGTAAGGTCAGTCCCATCAGAAGAAATATTTTCACCGCCACCGGCATCATATAAATATAATTTAGCCGCACCTGCTAATACAAGGTCATCTGTTGATGTATCCCATAACATATAGGCACTGGCAGTATTACCAAAAAACTTAACATCATGCCCTGCATCATCAACTCCAACTGTAAGAGTTCCTATTTGTACAACTCCGTCTGCTGATTCATCCCATAACCAATAGCTACCAGAAGTAGCGCCAAAGAATTTTACATCGTGTCCTGTGTCATTAACTCCAACATTTACAACATCGGTGAATTTGAATAAATCCTCATCCTCCATCCATGTAAGAACACCGTCGGAATTCTCGCCATTGAATGTTATTGTATAATCAACTCCCGAAGCTCCTGCTCCAATGATTAAGTTATTACTTGTATCGAGGCTAACAGTTTTTCCTGCCGGCAAGGTAACAAAAACATCCTTTGTCCCAGCACTAAAATCAACAGCAGAATCACTATTTGAACTAGTGAGTACAGTTGTTCTTGCCAATGTGTCCGTAGACGCATCAGTAACAGTCCCAAGACCAACTTCCCATTCCGCTTCATCACGGTTAACAATGGCATAATACGTTGTATTTCCATCACCTACACCCGCAACAAAAGTTTGAAATCCCGAAACTGCTCCGCTTAAATTAAGCGTACCCGTTCCAGTTGTTGTCGACGTTTCCTTTACTCTATCGTCTAAGTTTAGAGCCATGTATTATCTCCTACGCCAATCTTAGAATAGCGTTACTTGAATCTGCAGCCGGAAATTGAATTGTAAACGTTCCGCTTGTTGATGTCTTGTCACCGCCAAAGTCCAATACGCATACTGCCTTGTTGGATTCACTGCTGTTATAGATCAGTGCTCCTCTTGCCGTGATTGTCGCTGACGTGAATGATATGTCAGAAAAATCAGTAAGAGCAGTCGTTCCACTTGTTGTTGGCGTTACATTTGTCAAATTTCCTCCTCCAGCCGTATAAGTTCCTGAATTAGAAACTTCATTCGTAGCGGAATAGGCAGTCGTTGAAGCGCCTAAAGTAGCTGAACTTGTATACAATGCAAGTTTAAACGTATCTCCTGTTGTGGCTGTGAAGTCATGCGTTTCAACAAGAATTTCCTGTTTAAAGCTTGTACAGACAGCTTGAGTTATTGCCATGTCTTATCCTCCTATGGATTTCTGTTGTGTTTGCATGCCTGGTATCTTTAATTCACCATGCATATACTCATCTCTTCGGTGCCTTCCCTGTTGTTCGATCACCAATTCCTGAATGGCACGTTGATATGATTGTTCGTATAGTTGCAGCATTTCCGCTGGTCCCTTCAAGAATTTGAAGGCTTCTGCAAGACTTCCGTAAAGCAATGCCGATGGGGCATTGTTTCCCAACCATGAGGTTGTGTTGGAACTGGACAGTCTTGTTGGTAGTCTGGTAATTCCTACTTCCACATTATACGCTGCATCTGGCGTTGGTGCAAGATAAATTGAGTTTTCATCCCACCAGGACCAGTATTTTGGTGTACTGGTAGATGTCCTAACTGGCCAGTATTCATTCATGAAACTAATGTCGCGTTGCTCCAGGAATGTCCTTGTTGCCGTTCCCGAGGCAGGCCAAATGTGAACTGTTCTGATTGTAGCCAAGGATGTTGGATCTGGATTAGATCCTCCCGGCAAAGATAAAAAAGGACTATCGGCCGTTAAAGTTGCATATTGGTGCGACTTGAACGCGTCCAAATCTGCTTCCCTTAATATCCTGTTTTCAGTATGCTCAATAAAATCATCTGTAATAGTTGAAGATAAAACATCCGTACTTGTTTCAGTATAATTTAAAATCTGTGTTGTTAATTCCGCGTATGTTGTCATTAGTTACTCAATGTTGCTGGTCCAGCAGAGGAATACCCCCCACCACCATTTCCTGTTGTTCCTGGTGCTGTTGACACCGTGAAAGTGTAAAAATCATCATCTGTTTTTGTTATACTATATCCATCTGAATCCTCTAATTCCGTCACAGAAGCTCCAAATAAAGATCCAGTGACATCCCTAAATCTCACCGTATCACTGCTAGATCTTCCATGATCGGGTTCAAACACTGATATTGTTGCACTACTGGCCGTAAATCTAAAAGGATTACGGGGAAGTAGTCTAGCAACTGCGTTTTCTGTTCTAGCTGGTCTTGGAAATTTTAATGATTCAGCATCGGCTTTATGCTTACTTGGTTTATCTTGCGCAGTTTTTGGTTCAAATTCACTTTTATGAACTCTTGCACCATTCCACTCCTTTACCATTTCACTGTAGGGAAATTCCATACCACTACGATCAGAAATAAATTTAGCATATTTTCCGCTAGCGTAAGCCATTTACCCTACCATTTAGAATCTTTTGATCCAGCCCAATGATACTTTCCACCTTTAGTGGCCGCACCCATTCCTTGCACAGTTCCAGAAACATTTCCTTTAGCTAGTGAAACAGATTTTGTTTTTTCCTTAGCCTTAGCTTCAGGGATAGAATTAGTACCCCTATCACTCCAGTTTCCTTTTACTCCACCTTTGGAATTTCTTCCGGCGTTAGAATCTTTGTTCCAGTTTGGATTACTCATTTTTCCTCCTTTTTACATTCGCAGTCTGTGCATTGACAATTGTTTTTACAATCACATTCACAACCACATTTTTCACATTTAACCATTTATCCTCCTATGGTTTATAAGCCACTGCTGGTTCAACTCTAAACGATGTTCGTTCTCGGTCGTTATCCGCAGCGCGTTCAAATTCTTCATCATACACCGATTTTAAGCCTGAACTTAACATCGGTGCTTTCTTTAAGCTTATATAGTAAGCTAATCCTGCAGTCAAACAGGGAAGAAAATAAAAAGGGACATCAGCGTTATTAACATAATCACCTGCATCTTGTATCCTTCCCACATAAAAATATTTTAATATGTAAGCTTTATCCGGACTTGGATATAAGAATAATGTCATATCATTCTCAGGTCTTCCAGTTGAAGAAGAGCCCCCAACAGTTACTTGTCCTGGAATTAAAGCAAATTGTGTTGGTCTAGCATCCCCACTAGATGAATTCTCTTTCTTAGCCAAATTCATATATTCAGTTCTAGAAATTCTATTCATGGCAACATCTGTCGTGCTACTATTACCTTCCAAATTAGATGTAGCACCAGCAGTAGTTGTTACCACTGCATCCACTATATCCACTACCTTTTGATCAATTGAATAAAAATTTGTACCAGCTGTTAAAGTCTGCGTTGCGTACTCAATAGTCCATAGATTCAATCCACGATTAGCCCATTCCGCAAACATAAGGTTAAGGGATCGTTTAGCTGTTTTTAAATCATATCCATTTCGCGCTTCCAGTTGGCAACGCTCATGCGCTTCTTGGATTATTTCCTCTATTGAAAGGTTAAATGTTTGAGTGCCTGAATAAGCCATTTAAACCCCTTAATAATTTTTAGATAGTTCTAATACAATAGTAT